TTCTTGTAGCCATAAAAGCTCTATGAGCTGCAATATGTGCTTGATGATCTTGATCTGGAAACGCTTTTGGTACTTCCATACGTAAAGCTTCTGCATTTTCTGTTGCAGGATCTTTTGGTATTGGCATTCTTTCAGGTTTAAGTATTGCATCGATATTTTTTGTACCTAATGCTTCATAAACTCTTCTGTAAGCCTCTCTAAGATTGTGCATTTGCGGATTTGATGCTGCAATCTTTAAATTTTCGTTCGCTAACGTTACTCTTTGCGACATTGAGAAGATATTTGGATCAGCAACAGGAATTACATCGACTCTATCGTCAAAATCTGCTAATTTTACAAATCTATCTGCGTTTGTAACTGCATATGGATAGACAGGTGGTAGATAATCGGCAAAAACAGTCGCTAAAAGTCTAAATTCTTGTCTCATTGCGTAGTAACAACGCTTGTGAATGGCACTCATGACCCTCGAACCACGTTCTAAGAGTGCAATTGTAGTTCCAACAGCTCTATTTTGGCTATCTTCACCCGTTTGCATGTCTGCAATTGAAGCAAAACGTTGTCCTGCCTGTACAACAAAGCCTAAAAGTTGAAATAAAGTTGCACTTGGCTCTTTAAAAGGTAGAATTTGGAATTGATCACGTATATTTCCCCCAGGTGCATCAACATCTCTGAATTCTCCTGGTTGAAATGGTTGATCATCGTCACGAATTCTTATACCTCGAGACTTAAATCCTGCTGGAAGGTTAGCTAAAGTACCTGCATCTAGTAATTGTCTTAAAGCTTGTGTTGCAGATCTCGATAATCCACCAATCATATGTATTAAACCAAAACCATAGAAGCCTAAACCAGGCAAAAATTTGTAATGTACAAAATATTCTTTTCTTGAACTATCATCGTCATCTGGATTGTAGTTTCTGTAGATAGATAAAATTTCTCCCGAACCCTCATCTATTGATATTATGTAAGGAAGCTTAACTTCTTTTTCTGCGTTTTCATTTTTAAATTCATTTAAGTTGCAATCAACATGCATCTCTAAAATATTGTATTGATATTCTTTGTCACCTGATGGTTTTATACCTTCAAGTTCATTTAATTTATCTTGTATTGGATTTTTTTCTGCTTTTTTTGGAATAAGTTCTACATCTCTGTAAAAACCTGCTTTTTGTTGTTTAAGAACATCGTTCTCTGACATCTTAACAATATGAGTTATTCTTTCACAATCTTTTAAATCAGTTGCATAGTAAGGTACAACTAGATCCTCAGCAGGTACAAATTTTGCGACTGCTCTCTGTTTAATTTCGTCATAATAAATTTTTTTAAATGCAGATCCTGCTAATGGTAAATAAAATAATAATTGATCTGTGTCAGGTGTGTATTCTTCCATTTGTTCCATCAACATATAGTTCATGAAATTTTTTACACGTTCTGCTTGTTGTGAAACCTCTGGTGTATCAGCTCCTATAATTTGTGTTCTTACAGGACCATCACTCGGTAATAATTCTTTGTACGCTTGTGCTTGAAATTGTGTTACAGCTTCAGATAAAAGCGGATGGGTAACACCACTTGCACCCTGAAACGGTCTAGTATTATTNACATATTTAAATCCTAATAAATCTAAACCTTGNGTGTATGCTTGTTCCCAATCCGCTCTTGAAACTTTATCTTTCTTGAAATCTTGAGTAAGTTGAGATGACATACGACCGAGTGTTCGCTCGTCCATCTCTTCAGCTAAGTTTCTATAAAAATCTTCTTCAGGTGCTGGCTCTGGAGCCGCTGTATCTTCACCCTCGATTTCTACATCAACATCTTCTGTCGCTTCCTCTATTTCAGGAATTTCATTTTGTTTATCTACTTCCGCCATAGACCTAGTATAGTTTAGTCGGTTTTAAATTTACTAATTTTCCACCTCTAGCTTTGATCATTTTACCTGCTCTAGCACCTTTTGGCATACCGTCAGCATCTGAAAATGCATTTCCGTAATCTCCAGCTAATGTTCCACCTTTTTTAGATGTAGCGTTTGGTCCTGGAGGTGTTTTAAAACCTTTTTCTTTGTAAACGTTAACAGCCTTTTTGACTTTGCCCATGAAACTATTATCAGGTTTTTTAAGAGGTACTTCTGTTTTTGATTTTTTAGTAATGTAAGTTGGTTTTTTGCCTGTATGTGCAAATCCAGCTTCTTTTGCTTCGTTTGTAGCAATACTTGCTTTTCTGTCTAAACCACTCATAATACTAGAACCTATTCCAGCAATTACAGCAGCTTTAACAGCTTTTTTTATCTTATTTTTTTTAGACATGATATATATCTCCTTTGTTATAACAGATTCATACTAACATGCAAATATATCTACGACTAGACCACCAGTATGATATGCTTTAAATGGCTTACTTTTCATCTCTGGACTAACTTTGATTGCAAACGCTTCAAAGTAATTTTTTGCATCATCACCCATAATTTTAATTACATCTCCACCATATCTACCTGCATAATATTCAGCTTCTACCTCTGTTTTGAATGCAGCCACATGTTCAGTTTGTTTGGTGTCACCTAAACCAAATTCTTTTCTTCCTTTATTTGTAACTACTACTTTGAAAGGTCGCTCTGGATCTGATTTAGCAACCTTAATTGTTTTAACCTCAGAATTATATTGACGTGCTAATTTTTTCATAGCATTTGGAAGTGTTGCTATTTTGTTAGGATCTGTAGATTCATCTATAGGCACTTCTCTATCATTTGCATTTTTTCTCATGACCCCTTCTCGACCACCATAATTTCTAAACCCAGCTTTACCAGTTCTTGTTCCATAAAATTCTATGTCACCTAAAAATTTTGTTCTTTTTACATGATGTAAATTTTCAACAGGTGCTATAGCTACCCATTGAACACCTCTATCTGCCGCATCTTTTATAGAATTTTTTAAAGCATGTGATCCCCAATTTTCTTTTCCATATAAAGGTAAAAACGGAATACTTTCTCTTAGGTTTTTATTTTCTAGATTACCTATGTTCATTGAGTTTGATTTTAATTCTTTAAACTCTTCGTTCAATTTATTAAATCTTAATCTATCATCACTAGTTGCTCTAATACCTTTATTAGCGATACCTTTCATTTCATTAACAATTTTTCCTAACTTTTGATTAGCAGTAAAAAATTCTACTTCAGTTCCAAATGTGTTTACAACTTTGTCTCTTGAAGGGTTTACCTTTCTTAAATGTTGATGATAGTCAGATTGTATTTCATCAATCAACATAACTTTTTGATTAGGTGCTGTACCACCTGTTCTTATAGATCCTCTTACATGATATGCTTGATTAGGTATAGGTTTTGTAAAACCAATATCACTGGTGTAGTGTTTATTGTAATCACTTCCTAATCTTTGACCCATAGGAAATTTACCTGGATAGTAAACTACATTTTCAAAATATTCATCTCCACCTCTAATTCTGTACTCTGTGTAGTTACCATACTTGGGTAAAAAACCTTGAGTTTTTTGCAATTGTAGTTTTCTATATAACTCATTATCAACACGATTAGCTTTAGTAATTAAATCATCAATATTATGAGTAACAGGAATGTTTAAATTTCTTGCTTTGTCCATTACTGCTTTGAAATCAGAAATATCTAATTCAAATATTCTTGTATCAAAATCATCATAATCTGAAGTATCACCTGCTTTATAATGGTTATATAATCTTGAAGTTTTTTTATTAAAATTTTTAGCAACTGCATTAGCAGATGAAACAATATCAGAATAATCTTCTGCTTTATCTGGAAACTGCGTCCCTAACTTAACAGCATTAGTTCTTACTTCTCCTAAAACTTTTCTCATTTCACTACTTAAATCTTCTGCTTCGTCTACAACTTTCGTATTGAGAGTTAGTTTTCTCATCTTTAAATTGTTAACAGGAGCTTTATCGACAATGTATAATAAATCCATTTTAGTCAACGGTAATTTTTTTTCTGCTGCTGTTTTTAAAAAACCACCGATTACATTTCCATTTTTATCAAACTGTACTAAGTTAGAATCCCACAACTCTTCTTTCTTAACTGCTTGATCAACACTTTTAAAATTAGGGTTTCCTGTTTTAAAAGATCCAGGACCTGTTGATTTAAAATCTTTAATCCAATCTTCAGCTTTTCTTGCACCTGATATAGGGTGTCTTGCAATGTAATCCCAAAGAGATGATCCAATTCTATTTGTTTTACCACCTCTTGATAATGGATTGTGATAAGCAATTTTTTTTAACTCATTCGATCTAGCTATTGCAATTTGTTTTACTTCATCTTGAAACTTAGTTTGTGCTTTTGTAAGAGCTGTACCTCTCTCCATTCTTGTTGGAGCTATTTCCAAAACTTCTTCTACTTGATCCTTTGGACTGGTTCGTGTAGCGGGGCTCTTGGGTAATTTAATACTTGCGATTTTTTGAATGATTCTACCGATAGGGTTTCTGAGAGCATAGGCTCCCGCACCAGCGACCGCGATCCCAGCTAACCCCCTAGCCATGCTAGGATCATATGGTTTTGTGTAATCTGATTTGTTTGGTGGTGCTGACGAGGTTGGTTGATCCTCGATTGATTCCATTTCAATGAGTTCTTTTAATCCAGCCATTAGTCAATAAGATCTTTGATATATTCTCCACCTTTACCGACTGATACTTCCCCACCCATATTCATTTGAGCAGATCCTGTTTTTTTCTGATCTGCACTTTCAGTGTTTTTTGAATATTTAGTTTTGTCACCTTTTGCAATTCTTGCAACCATAGCTAACGGTGATAAAAATTCTAGACCTTTAGCTCCGCTCTCTTTTGCTTTTTTATATCCTTCAACTGCTAGACCCAGAAAAGCTTTTTTTACTTTAGCCATAATATTTGTACTCCTTTGGAACTTTATATAATTCTTCTTCATAGTCATTTAGTATTTCTATGAAGTTACCTTGACGGTATCTTAACACGGCTTGTGTAGTGCTGTCGACATAGTCATCATGAGCTCCATGTGGAAACGCAGCGCATTCTTCTATTACCTCTTCTGCATATTTTTCGCCCTCTGGGTAGTAAATCTGACCTCCCTCAAAAACAGGAGCACAAGCATTAACCCTTGAATGTTTATCTTTTCCCCGTGACGGTACAAATGGAATGACGGGTATACCCATTCTTCTAAACTCTTGCATAAGAGGTTCTCCTGTAGCTTTAGCTTCAATAATAACACTCTCAGGTTCCCAATATTTATATTGATCCATAGCGACTGCTTTTAGTTCTGGAAAATCAAATTTACCTTTCAATGCATCAAGTAGGATCATTGCAGGTTTACCGTCCTCTTGCGGAAAGAAGACTCCCCAAGTTGTAATGGCAGAATAGTCAGCAGTTTCTTTTGCACTAAATGCAGTATCGTATGATTGTATTACATGTTGTAGTTTTGGAATTCTTTCTTCATCCCAACATCTCCACCATTCTCTTTTTAAAATTGCACCTTCCTCTGATGTAGGGTTTTGCATATATTGTGCAGACCAGTTTCTTATTGGTAGTGAAGCTTTTACTTTTTCTAATTCTTCTAGTTCCCAATACTCAGGCCAAACTGGGTTCCCTGATTCGAGAATCGCAGGGAAAGAAATACAATTCCATTTATCTGCTTTNGGTTCTTTTTGAGCCTTGATTAATCTACCTGTTAAATCGTCCTCTGCCCATCTTGTCATAACCACGACTATCGAGCCACCAGGTTGTAAACGTTGTCTTG